AAGCCGACGACCTCGAACGCCTGAAGATTCCGGTCCTGCGATACACCACGCGAGACTGCTGCTACGCCGCGAACGCGCTCTACGACGCGCTCCTGGCTGGCACAGTCCAGATCCGAGCGAACGACAAGATCAACGAGAGCTGCGCGGCCGCCCGAAAGAAGCCGATCGGCTCGAGCTGGCTATGGTCACGCGCCGACCCGGCCGCAGATCTCACGCCACTACACGCAATGACGCTCGCCTACCATGCGGCGAAACACCGGCCAGAAGCACCAAAGAGCCGGCCGATGGCCTTCTAAAAACATCATGGGCATCTTCTCGCGTAAGAAGCCGGAGCAACGCGAACGCGACATTCCGTTCGTCTATCCGTCCTATGGCTTCTACAACCCTCTCCAGGGACCAGTCACAGTCAACACACTCACCAGCCTCGGAATCCCGGCGCTGTACCGCTGCGTCCAACTGATCGCCGACACCGTCGCCAGCCTTCCCCTCAAGGCCTACCGCCACAACACCGAAATCGAGCCGACCCCGGCGATCCTTGCCCAGCCGGACCGCACCATGACCCGGCACGAAATGATCAGCTCAACGCTGCTTTCGATGCTGATTCACGGCAACGCCTTCTGGCTGCTCGGCGACCGCGACGCTCTTGGCTATCCCCGGCAAGCAGTCCTGCTCGCCACAGACGCAGTCAGCGTCCGCGCCGATGGAGTGCTCATCATGTACCACGTCGGCGGCCAGAACTACACCAGCGAAGACATTCTCCACTTCCGAGGCCTCCAGAACCCCGGCTCCCCGATGGGCATGAGCGTCCTCGAACACCATCGCCGCACCCTCGGCATCTCGATCGCCGGAGAAGACTGCGCGTCCGAGGTTTACAACGCAGGCGGCCTGCCCGTCGGCGTCCTCGAAGCTGACGTCGAGATGAGCAAAGCCGAAGCCGAACAGGTCAAGAACCAGTTCATCGCCGCGAACGGCGGCCGAAACCGAACCCCAGCGATCCTGGCCGGAGGCCTCAAGTACAAGCCTCTCAGCTTCAACCCGAAAGATCTTGAGCTCATCGAAGCCCGGCAATACTCCGCGCAGCAGATCTGCACCATCTTCGGCGTCCCAGCGTTCCTCGCCGGAGTCGCCGCCCCGAACTCAATGACCTACAGCAACGTCAACCAGGACTCGATCCATTTCGCCCGATACACACTCCGGCCCTGGATCTCCCGGCTCGAAGCCAGCCTGTCGACGCTCCTGCCACGCGGCCAGGAGGCCCGGTTCACAATGGACGCACTTCTCCGAGCCGACACGATCACCCGATACCAGGGCTACGAAATCGCAATCCGATCCGGCTTCCTGACGCCGGCCGAAGTCCGCGACCTGGAAGACTTCGCTCTCGAATCCGACACCGAAACCGACACCGAAGACGAGATGAGCTCGGAGGTAACCGATGTCCAGCTTTGAGATCCGTACCGTCGAATTCGCCCACTTTGAGGTTCGCGAAGGCGAAGACGGCCACCATCTCGTCGGAATTGTCGCCCCGTTCGGAGCGCTGTACGACGCCGGCCGCTACATGGAACGATTCGCCCCAACCGCGTTCGACAAGTCAATCAAGGAACGCGGAAACAAGATCCCCCTGCTCGAGCAACACGCGACCGACCGGCTCCCGATCGGCATGGCGACAAATTGGCAGAAAACCAACGATGGTCTGGTCGGAGACTTCCTTCTCGCTCGCACGGCACGCGGCGAGGAAGCCCGACAGCTGGCTATGGACGGAATGGTGACCGGCTTCTCGGTCGGTTTCATTCCCGTCCGTAACCAGACCGCCGAAATGAACGGAAAACCCCTAATCACCCGGCAAGAAGTCAAACTCGACCACGTCGGCTTCGTCCGAAACCCGGCCTACGCCGAAGCACAGCTGGTCAGCGTCCGTTCCTACGACCCAGACGACCCCGAAACCGCGCCCCGGCTCGCTAAGTGGAGAGGCCTGATCATCTAATGGCATCAAACTTCGCACAGACGATCGACGCGACGCCGGCCGTGATCCTGGTCGCCGAAAACGAAACCCGGCCATTCTTCATTCAGATCATCGGAAACAACACGGTCTATGTGGGCGATTCAGCCTCCGTGAGCTCGACAAATGGTTTCCCGGTCGTCAAACACTCCGCACCCGTCCAGATGATGCTGATGCCCGGCATGGCGCTCTACGGCGTCTGCGCTGCAGGCCAAACCGAAGAAATACGCGTCTTCGCGCCACGCGACTAATGCCCAACATCATCGACATAGACGGAACGCTCGTCACCAACACCGGAGAACCACGCGCCCGAGTCATCGCGTTCGTCCGCAGGCTTGACGGACCGAAATACATCGTGTCCGGCCGGCCAACCTCTCAACGGTCAGCAGTCGAAGCGCTCATGCGAGCGATCGACCTCGACGTGGCCGGGATCTACCTAAACCCGGGCGGCGACCCTCGAACCCATAAGCGATCAACCGCAGAAATGCTGAACCGCCGCGAACAAGTCGACACCGCGATCGACAACGACGCCCGAGCTCGAGCGAGCTACCGAGCACTCAACATTCGCAACGTGATCGACCCAGATTCGATCTGAAGCAACACTCCACAGAAACTTTCGCTATTATCCACAGAAGGCCGACCAGCTCGCCGCCTCGCGCACCAGCAGTCACCGGACAAAAATCCCCATCTCAAGGAGAAAAATCCCGTGAAACTGCTTGATCAGTTGATCAACGAACGCGCCGAGATCGCCACGACGGTCGAAGCCACCCTGAACCGCGCCGCCGACGAGCACCGCGACCTCACCGAGGCCGAGGACAAGAACATCGGCGAGCTCACCACCCGTGCGAAGGATCTCGATGCTCGCATCGCAGACCTCCGCGAAATCCAGATCGCCAACCTCGAGGCCGCCAAGCTCCGCGCCGAAGTCGCCTCCACCGAGAAGCCGGAGTCCGCAGCCGTGAACCGCATCGAAGTCAAGCACGAGCCGCTGACCTACCGCGCCGACGAAAAGGACTTCTCCTTCTTCCAGGACGCCTACGCCGCCCAGTTCCTGAGCGACGCCGGCGCAGCCGCCCGTCTCGCCCGTCACCAGAACGAGATGCGCGTCGAAATGCGCGACTCGGGCTCGTCGAACTTCGCTGGCCTGGTCGTTCCCCAGTACCTGACCGGCCTGGCCGCCCCGTTCCTTCGCGCAGGCCGCAACACTTGCGACGTCGCCCGTCAGGCTCCGCTGCCCGACGCCGGCCTGACCGTGAACATCTCGCGCGTCACCACCGGCTCGTCGGTCGCCGCCCAGAACGGCGACAACGGCGCAGTCACCGAAGCCGATCCGGACGACACGCTGCTCACCGTCAACGTGCGTACCTACGCCGGCATGGTCGACGTGAGCCGTCAGGCGATCGAGCGCGGAACCGGCGTGGAGCAGCTGCTCGCCGCCGACCTCGTTTCGGCCTACAACACGGCACTCAACTCGGCCGTGATCAACGGCGCTGGAACCTCCGGAACGCATCTCGGAATCCTCCAGACCAGCGGAATCGGCGACGTCGATGTCGACGACGCCAGCCCGACCGGCTACGAGACATTCCAGCAGATCGTCAAGGCGATCGGAACGGTCACCGCCGCCCGGTACAAGAGCCCCGACGTGATCATCATGCACCCGCGCCGCTGGGCCTACATCTCGGGCTCACTCGACTCGAGCAACCGTCCGCTGGCCGGCGTCGAGGGATCGACCGCCACGAACGTCGTCGCTCTCGGCAACCCGGGCGCGTACGGCCAGGCGGCCGGCACAATCGCCGGAATCCCGGTCGTCGTCGACGCTGGAATCCCGACCAACCTGGGCGCTGGCACGAACGAAGACAACATCATCGTGGCCTGCCGCGAAGACTTGCTCTTGTGGGAAGGTGCAGGACAGCCGCTGATGGTCCGTTACGACTCGGTCGGTTCAGGCACTCTGACCGTCCGCATGGTCGTCTTCGGCTACTCGGCGTTCACCGCTGGCCGTTACCCGGCCGGCATCTGCAAGATCCAGGGCACGCTGCTCTCAGCGACCCTCTGATCCCCCTAAGCCTGGCCGGACTCGTCCCCTCTTCGGGTCCGGCCAGGACCGGAGACTCGTCATGACCACAGAAAAGCAAATCGCAGCTCTTATTCAGGCAGGCGCAGATCCGGTCCTCATCGGAAAGATTCAGCAACTCCCGACCGCCGCACAGGCGAAGATCGTCGAGGCCGCTGAAGAAGTAGTCGAAGAGGTCAAGGAGCGCAAAGGTCGCAGAAAGGGAGCCTAAACATGGCCTACACAACGAGAGCTCTCGTCAAGGCCAGCCTCGGTATCCCAACTGCAGTCACGACCGAAGATTCGGCGATCGACGCCGCGATCCTCGCCGCTGACGCCTCCATTGACCAATACTGCGGCCGCACTTTCGAGGCCACGGCCAGCGCAGTCCGCGTCTACCAGCCGACGTCTGCGTTCCTGGTCTACTGCGACGACCTGGCCTCGACGACCGTTACCGTCAAGACTGACGATGACGATGATGGGATCTACGAAACGACCCTGACCGCAAACACGGATTACATCGTTTACGGCAACACGGCCCCTTACAGGCTGATCAAGAACGTAAACGGCGGCTGGCCGCTGTCGTACTACGGTCGGCCGACCGTGCAGATCACCGGAACATTCGGTTACGCCGCCGCAGTCCCCAGCACCGTCAAGCAAGCCGCCCTGCTGCTCGCCTCGAGGCTCTATCAGCGTAAAGCCTCGCCGCTGGGCTTTCAGGCCGGCGTCGTGTCCGAACTGGGCCCGGTCCGTATCTCGCGGAACGATCCGGACGTCGCCGCCATGCTCGCCGGTCTGCGGCTCTTCGGAGTTGGCTGATGCCCACCACCTACGCCACGATCAAAGACGCACTCGAATCCGTCCTCGACAACTCGGCCGACCTCTCGATCGTCTACACCGAACCGCAGGACAACATCATCACCCCGTCCGCGCAAATCCTGTCCGGAAACCCGGTCGTCGAGTATTACCAGACGATGGGAACAGGCCTGAACCTATTTCGGTTCACAGTTCTCGTTTGTGTGCAGCGCTTCGAGACCCTTCAGGCGCTCGACCGGCTCGACGTCTTCATCTACGGCGACGGAAGCATAAAAAGCCTCGTCGAAGCCGATCCGACGCTCGGAGGAGTTGTCTCGACGAGCATCGTCACCCGTTGTAGTAATCTGGGCATGGTCCAGTCAGGCGAAACGGTCTATCTGGGCGCCGAATTCGAGGTCGAGGTCTACGTCTAATGCCGGTAAACGCGAACAATACGACGGTCCTGTACGACAATTTCGCGCTGGCCGCATACCTGAAATCAGCAGCCCCGAACATCTCGGTCGCCATGCTCGACGCGACTACCCTGGCCGACAGCTCCCTGACCTACCTGCCCGGCCTGCGAACGAACCAGTTCAGCTTGTCCGGCCTGTTCGACGAAACGACAGGCGCAGGAACGCTGCTCGACGACATCACCAGCCGACTCGGCTCCTCCACAGCGGTCGCCGCCACCATCTCCCCAGCCGGATTCGCGGCCGGAAACCCAGCATGGCTGCTCCCAGCCCTCACCGTCGACTATCAGGTTTCGTCAACCGTCGCAGATCTCGTCCCATTCACCCTTAATCTCGGCGCTGCGGCCCCAGCCGGCCCCGGCCTATGCCTCACCGCCCTCGCCGCCCAAACGGCCACAGGAAACGGTGCAAGTCAGGACAACGGCGCAGGAACCAGCAACGGCGCAGTCTGCCACCTGCACATCACGGCAGTCTCAGGTACGACGCCCAGCATGACCGTCGTCGTTCAGCACTCAACCAACAACTCGACCTGGACAACCCTCGGCAGTTTCTCGGCCGCCACAGCAGTCGGATCCCAAACGCTCCAAGTGTCCGGAACAGTCAACCGTTACGTCCGGGCCTCGTTTACCATCTCAGGCACGAACCCGTCGTTCACAACCCTCGTAGCAGTCTCAAGGTTCTAAGGAGTCACAATGCCCGTTCTCGGTCGCTCATCGGTCTTCAAGCTCGACAACGCCGCAGGAGCCCTGCAGGATCTCTCGAGCTACATCACCGACATCTCAGGTATCAACAACACGACCGCGATGATCGACACGACCACGATGGGCGACGCCTCGGTCGAATTCACTCCCGGCCTCCGCAACGGCGACACGATCACCCTGACCGGCAACTACGACGCCACGCCGAACACCCACTTCACCGGCCTTCTCGGCCAGTCGACGAGCTCGACGTTCGAGTATTCGCCGGCCGGTACGACCGCAGGCCTCCCGAAGGTATCCGGCGAGTGCTGGATCGTGTCCTACGCGCTGACCTCGGCGGTCGCCGACGTCGTCAAGTTCTCCGTGACGCTCCAGATCTCCGGCGCGGTCACCTGGGGAACCAACTGACCTAACAAACAGAAAGAGGGAACATGATCGGTCTACAAGTCGACCTCGAGCTCGTCGACGGAACAAAGCATCTCCTCGACGTCACCTGGGGAGTTGCCTACCGCTGGCAACAGGCCCACCCGAACACGACGATCAGCGAAGCAGCCGAACGTGGCCGCCTCGACGAAATGCTCGACCTCGCCTGGGAAGCCGCCAAGACCTCCGGCCTCAACCCGAAACCGATTCACCAATGGGTCGACGAAGTACGCGAGGTCAAATTCGTCAGCCCAAAAGCATCGACGACGACCTGATCACCACGATCGCAGTCCTCGCGATCCGGACTGGTATCGCACCACGCGAACTGCTCGAAACACCATCGGCGTTTATCGTCAAGATGATCGAGCTCGTCAACGAGACAGCCGGATAACTGCGTACCATAGAGCCATGTCCGTCAGCACCAAACTCGTCGGAGCTGTCGAACTGAACCAGAAACTCGACAGATACCGTTATCTCGTCGACGGACGCGGCCTCCGCTGGATCACCACCGAAGTCTCAGTCCAAGCCAAGAAAGTCCTGCTGGAGGAGGGCCGCCGCGACACCGGAGGGAATAACCAGCTGTCCGGCTGGCGACGCTCACCACGAAAAGCAGTCCGCGTCCGCGCCGGCTTCGAGCTGCGATCAGACGGAACAGCCGAATTCATACCGAAACCGAACGGAATCTGGAAAGTTCTCGAGCAGGGCCGCGACTCTGGCATCTCCAAGAAACGCGCGACACGCGGCCGCGTCTACGGTCGAACCGCTGGGAAGAACACTTGGTCTCGAGCATGGGCGAAAATAAACCCCGATCTTCCGAGATGGGTCGATAAAGCCAACTCGGAACTACTCCGGAATTCGTGGAAATAGGTTATGGCCTCATTCTCAGACAAAGTCAAAGTCCTTATCGACGTCGATTCGACCGGCGCGGTCAAAGGCGTAGCCGACTTTAAGCGAGCGTTCTCGGAGGCCCAAACCGGAGCCGACAAGCTCAAGGTGGTCGGAACTAAAGCGTTTGAGCAGATCAAAGCGAACGCGACCGAGTTCGCGGCGGCGGCCGCAGTCGCGATCGGCAAATTCGCGCTCGATGCCACAATGGACTTCCAGAACCTGGCGCTCGAGGCTGGGAAATTCGCTGACGCTACCGGCCTCAGCCTCGACGAAGCCTCACGAATGTTGGAAGTCTCGGGCGACGTTGACGTAGCAGCAACAGTCGTCGAAAAAGCGTTTATCCGAATGAACTTGGCCGCGTCAACCGGCGAAGGGAAATTTAACAAATTCGGAATCGAGGTAGCAAAGTTCCAAGACGGAACCTACGACCCCAGCGGAACTTTCTTAAACGTCATTGACGCGCTCGACAAGATTCGCGATCCAGCCGATAAAGCCCGAGTAGGCACAGAACTTCTCGGCAAGGGCTGGAAGGAAATGACCGAGCTAATCACGCTTGGCGGCCCTGGCCTCGCAGCAGCGCTCAACCAGGTATCCGACGCTCGAATCGTCGACGAGGAAGACCTCCGAGCAGCACGACAACTCCGTGACGCGATCGACACGCTAAAAGACCGATTCGGCGACTTCGCGTTAACCCTCGGAAATGCTCTGCTTCCCAAACTGGCGGCGCTCGTCGAATTCGCAAATGACTTCATGGCGACCGTTGGCGGCCCGATCAAGACCGGCCTCGGCTTCATCGCCGATGGAGCCCGGATCGTGATGGACTCGCTGAACCCGTTGGACTCGGTCATGTCCGGCGTGGAGCGCGTCTCCGACTCGTCAGCGTCAGCCTGGGAACGAGGCTACGGGGCGCTGCAGACGATGGGAAGCGTGGTCCCCGGCGTTAACACGGCCCTCGACGCGCTCGGAGGTTGGCTATTCGGATCGAAAGATAAAACCGACGACCTGGCCGACAGCACAAACAAACTGAAAAGCAAGTGGGAACTGAGCCAGATCGCCGCTAACCGTCTCCGCTACGAAGGTCTCAAGAACCTCTCGGACGGAATGGCGATCCTCGACGAAGACACCAACGGCCTGATCGACACCTTCGACGCGCTTCTCGGCACATTCGAGAAGGAAGAGGCCTGGAACGGCCTGCAACAGAAATTTAAGGATTACACCGACGCCCTCGATAAAGCGTTTAAGAAGGGAACGCCCGAAGCGGCCGAGGAAGCGAAACAAGCGATGCCCTACCTGGTTCGCGAAATCGCAGGAGTCTCAACCCAAGTCAAACTCAGCTCCCAGGATCAGCTCAAGATCGTCGCGCTGCTCGAAAAAGGCCAGTTCGATCAGGCACTCGCGATCCTGAACTCGGCTCTCGCTGCGATCCCGAGGAACATTCCGATCACCATCACCGGAACCGTCTCGGGAATCCCAGTCCCAGGTGGCGGCCAAACCCCGTCCGAGACGATCGGCGTGCCGCCGCGACCCAGCCAGAACCCTAAACTCCGGCCATTCTCGCTGTCGGCGACGAGTCTCATGGATACCTCGAGCGCCGGAACAAACGTCATCGTTAACGTGGCCGGCTCAGTCTCAACCGAAGCCGACCTCGTCGAACGAATTCGGCAAGGCCTGGTCAACGCCCAACGGTCCGGCAAACAACTCGTTTACGACACCTTCTGACCTATGGGCCTACCCTGCACACCAGTCGTCAAGATGACGCTCGGCGTCGGCGCGACGTTCGGCGAAGTCATGGTCCTCGGAACCGGCAAACTCGGCCAGACCGTCCTTGGAACCTCGGCGACAACCATCGTCAACCTGCCCAGTATTAAGTCGATTTCGATCGACCGAGGCCGCGACGACGTCTTCGACCATTACAACCCCGGCAGCTGCACGATCACATTCCTCGACACGACCGGCTGGTGGAATCCGAAATACACAGCCGGCCCGTACTACGGCAAGATCAACCCTCTTAACCAGATGCAGATAACCGCTACCTACAGCGGAACGACCTACTACCTGTTCACCGGCTACGTCGTCAGTTATGACTACCAGTATCAGCCCGGAGTCGACTGGGCGACCGTCACCGTCACCGCTGTTGATGGATTCCGGCTCCTGCAGCTCGCCTCGATCACGACAGTCACAGGCGCGACAGCTGGAGAAACCACCGGAAACCGAATTCTGGACATTCTGAACCAGATCAGCTGGCCGGCCGCCTACCAGGCGCTCGACGCCGGATCCATCACCGTCCAGGCCGACCCTGGTTCCGAACGATCGGCGCTGTCAGCGATCCAGAACATGGAAGACTGCGAACTTGGTGCGTTCTTCATGGCTAAAGACGGAAAAGCGACGTTCTACAGTCGCGACACCGTCAGCCAGAAAGCGTCCACAGCCCTCGCCAATACGCGCCAGTACCGCGACGGAACCGACACGGTCGGGAACTACCAGTTCGTAGACATCAAGTACGACGACCAGGATCTCGCAAACGTCGTGACGGTCACCCGATCCGGTGGAACGACCCAAACCGCCACTAACTCGGCCTCCATCTCCGCGTACTACCGCAGAACACTCAGCCGAACCGGCCTGCTGCTTCAGACTGACGCTCAAGCTCTCGCCCAGGCGAACGCGATCCTGAACTATCGCGACACGGCCGAAATGACGATCCGCGCGGTCGGCGGCGACATTTCCGTACAGGACTACACCACCGTCAGTGCTCTCAGCCTCGAGCTCTGCGACCCCGTCTACGTCGAAAAGGATCCGATCATCGGCGTCGACCTGACCGTAAAAGGTCTGGTTCAAGGAATCAGGCACGACATAACCCCGGACCGCTGGGTAACTACCATCAAGACCGGCCTGCCGCTGTCGACCGCGTTCATCTTGGGCTCAAGCGAATACGGTATTCTCGGAACAAGCACCCTCTAAGGACCACAGATGCCCACCACCTACCCGATTTCAGCCGCTTACGCAGACGGAAACGTGCTCACAGCCGCGAACGTCAACGGCATCTCAACGGCGATCAACGAGATCGCCGCCCTCCAGCTCAACGCCCAAACCGGCACGTCCTACACGCTCGCGCTTTCCGACGCCGCCAAGATGGTGACCTTGTCCAACGCGGCCGCAATCACGCTCAACATCAACACCGACGCCGCTGTAAACTTCGCGATCGGAACCCAGATCATGCTGTATCAGGGCGGCGCAGGCCAGGTCACGATCGCAGCCACGACGCCCGGCACGACGAACGTCCGTTCCCAGGGCTCCAAACTGAAGATTAACGGCCAATACGGCGTAGCGGTCGTGATGAAGATCGCCGCGAACGAGTGGGTCGCGTTCGGGAACCTGTCGGCATGATTCCCGGCGTAGCAGGAGGGGCTGCTGCAGGTGGCGGCGGTTTTCCTCAACGCTGGCTTGGGGCCGGCTATCAGAACATGTATTACTCGGACTCGAGCACCGCGTCTTCATGGACTCTGGCGACAGGCACAATGTCGGCGATCGTCCAGGCGATGGCCTCCAACCGGACAAGTTTGTGTGTTGCTGTTGGGGAACTCGGACAGTTGTTTACGAGCGCCGATGGGGCTACCTGGACGTCGCGAACCTCCAGTTTCGGTACGAGCAACGTGAACGGCGTTGCGTTCGGTAATGGCGTTTGGGTCGCTGTCGGAGGAGCAGGAAAACTTGCGACGTCGACTGACGGAATTACCTGGACACAACGAACCAGCGGATACGGAACCAACACTATTTACGCGATCGCCTACGGCAATGGAACATGGGCCGCGATCGACGGTAACGGCAACATTCGTACAGCTACCGACCCAACCAGCACTTGGACACTCCGGACTTCGACCATTGGCAACGGCGGTTACCACACGATTTACTATGACCCGACACGAGCACTTTGGCAGGCGTGGGGAGATACCGGAACGTTTGGTTCGTTGGCTTCATCAGCAGACGGGATCACCTGGACGAGTCGCGACGCTTCCTACAACCTCGGTGGAGGAACATTCATCAACAATTCGTCCGTGCTCTGTATGGGCGGCCCAATTTTCCTCTCTGCCGATTACGACATACAAACTTCGACTAACGGAACAACCTGGACGAACCGCACACCAGCATCAGGCACTTACACCATTATCGAAGGCGCCGTCGACAACAATAACCTGATGATTTTCGGCGGTAACCGGATTCAGTCGTCATCGGACGGAACGACTTGGACAGATCGTGGCGCCCCACCCATTACTTTTACCACCGTCGCCCACACGGCCGGCCTACCTGGGATTAGGTGATTATGAACACATACACAGACGGCATTTACACCGCAACAGTCACCGACGATAATTACGTCGAAGTCACCCGCAATGGCGTCCTATTTAACCGGCCCGGCCCCTGGGCAGATCGTGAAAGCGCGATCGCCTGGGCCGAATTAGTTCCGGCTTATTACACACGCGAAGACGAAAAAGCCGCGCAGGCTTAAACAATGGCGGGCAGAAAATACACCGGCTTCGACCGCGTCGGCACAAGCATCACGCCCGGCCTCCGACAGCTCCGCGACGTCGTCCTGTTCCTAAACCAGGGAAAGATCTCAGATCTCGGCTCATTTACGATTCGCGACAAACGAGGCCACCCCGGTTCGATGTCCGTTCACGCCACCGGCCGAGCGATCGACTTCGGCTGGAAAACCCGTGAAGCCGGAGAAAACCTGATCAGGTTCCTTGAGCAGAACGCAGAGATGCTCGGCGTCGAGATGATCGCCGACTACTTCCCCGAGCCCTGGGGCCGGACGTGGCGCTGCGATCGGGCCGGCTGGAAGATCTACACGAGAAAGACGATTAGCGGAGCTCCTGGCGGCCGCTGGATCCATGTTGAGATCAGTCCCACTATGGGCAGGGATTCTGTAAAGATGGAAGCGGCCATCAAGACTGCTTTAGGAATCCTCTCATGAACATTGCGAACCCGAGTAAAGCCTTGATCGCCCTCGTCGGCTTGATCTGTATCACGATTCTCATGGTGACCGACTCGATCAGCCAGGACGCCGGAATCGGCCTGCTATCAGCGGTGATCGGGTATGCGATCGGGAACGGGATAGCGGCCCGGACCGGCCAGCCTGTTCAGCCGATCATCGGATCCAAGACAAAGAACGACTAATTCCGTACCCTGCTCGGCAGGAGGGAAACAATGTTCTTAGATCTCGTCAAACAAGAATCTCAAAAACCCGGCACGGAATGTCGCGTAGGAACCATTCTGGACAGTCTCGAAAAACCCGAAAAGGCTGAGCTGCTGGCCGCGTTGTCCGGCAATTTCTCGTCAGCTGCGATCGCTCGAGCCTTGACCAAGATGGGCCAAGAGATCGGGCCGACGAGCGTGACCCGGCATCGTCGCGGCGAATGTCTCTGCGGTAAGGCCGCCTAATGGGCCTGCTCGACGACCTCGAGCGCCAGCCGACCTACCGGAAAGAACAGCTCGGCAAACTGGCCGAACTTCTTGACCGGCAGGGAATCTCGATCGACGAGATCGGCCGCGTACAGCGAATCAGCCTCTACCAGTCGCTCACCAAGAACCCGGAAACCGGCGAAGCGGACATTCATGACCTGACCGCGATCCAGTTCTCGCCGGCCTGGGCCGAGGGACCGACCTGGCCGGTAATTCAGCCGGGCCCCACCTACAGGCTCCCGGCCGCTAAAGCCCGTAAAACCGTTTCTGAAGGCCGAACGGCGGTAAT